CTGAATTCCGTCGATAGCGAAGCTGAATACTTCTCCCCAGGAGTCGAATCCTGAAATGAAGTTCTTCACGGCGACATAGGACCGGGCCAGCCAGCTGATGAAATCGCCGAGCTTGCCGATGGTGAAGCCTACGAAACGAATTAAGTCCTGGAAGAACACGGTGGCTTCTGGGCCGCTGTCCGCGATGCTGGAGAAGAAATGCCCGACACCGTCGCCGAGCACCGGCAGCACGGCCGCCATCCCCACGAGGAACGGCGTGGTCGCGCGGATCAGATCCCGGAATCCGGGGAGGGTGTTCTGAACCAGCCCGGCCAGCCCCCGGGCGAACGGCTCGATGGCGGGCGCGATGTCCTGGAACGCGCCCTTGATCTGGGGACCGATCTTGACGGCCGTGTCCCGGAACACGTTCAGGGCGCTGATCAGCGGTTCGAGGATCGGCTGAGCCGCGTCTCGGAACGTGGTCTTCACCGTGTCGGCCAGTTGCTTGGCGGCCGACTTCAGGCCCGGCTCCTCCTTGAGGAGCATCGCGCCGAACCCGATGAACCCGAGCCCACCCCCGGCCAGTACCGCCGAGGCGATGAGACCGCCGATGGCCGGGCCGATGACGGCCGCCAGCCCGGCCGCGATGCCGAGTCCGGCGACGATCAGTGCCGGGCCGATCAGGCTGGGGAGGATGGCCAGGCCTCCGCTCAAGCTCGCGGCCAGCACTCTGACCGCGTCCTTGCCCGTGTCGAACAGGCTGGAGATGGTCCGGCGGAACCGGCTCTTGTCCTTGTCCACGGCGTCCTTGGCGCCCTTGGTGAACGCCTTTCCGGCGCGCTCACCTCCGGCCTTCCCGGCCTTCTCGCCCTCGGACACGAACCGGCCGGTGAACACGTCGCGTAGGCGACCGTCCGAGCCTCGGTAGACCCCGTCCCCGAAGTCCTCCCCGGCCTCCTCGCCAGCCTTGCGTACGGCGTCACGGTCGACGGGCACCTCGACCGGATCGAGGTGCACTCCGTCCAGGGCGCGGTTGAGGTCGCGCTCGGTCTGGCGCGCGAAGCTCCGGACATCGCCCGTGACCTCTACGCGGGCGGAACCGACATCTGTCACGCGACCAGCCTAGATGCCCGATAGCCGTCACGGCCATCTGAGTCAATAGGACATCTGGCGTAGCATGGCCGGGTGGACGTATCAAAGGCTCAGCTGTCGAACACCGGCGGCATGGTCCAACTCGTGGACCCGGGGTTCCCCTTCACGGTGGACGTGTACCTCACCGAGGGGACCAACCGGCCCGAGATCCGGGGCCTGGTGATCTGGGCGCGCCTGGATGACGATCAGCGCGCCCAGAGGCCCGAGCCCATCACGTCCGCCGTGCTGGCCCAGCTCCCGGTCCGCCAGATAGCCAGCGTGGCCGCCAGCGCGTTGCTCGGCGAGGGGGAGGCGCAATACCGGATGCTGGCCAAGCCTCGCCCTACGGGGCAGAGGAGCTGGCCGGAGGACCACTTCCGGCGCGTGATCCGGGTTGCCTCCTGGGCCCGGCAGATCGGTCGTCCTGGAGGGGCTGGCGGGGCCGTATCCGAGTTCTGGGGCGTTGACCACCGGACAGCGCGGCGATGGCTTTCTCAGGCAAAGGAGCTGGGGATGGACGAGGACCGGCCATCGTCTCGAACTCGCTGATCACGCGCTGGTCCGGCACCCGCTCGCGGCCCGGGGTGGAGAAGTCCTTCTCCAGCAGGGTCTCGAACTTCTTCTGGTTCTCCTCTTTCAGGGCGCTCATGATGATCGAGTAGACCAGGTCCAGCGCGGCGCCGATCGGCTGGACATCCCACCGGAATCCGGCCTGGGCTACCGCAGGGCCGACCACGTCCCAACGATCGGTGGCGGTCAGCGCGAGCACGTACGCGGCTTGGATCGTGCGGCCGGTTACCTCCTCGATGACGTCTCGCAGCACGCCGGAGAGCTCCTCCCCGGTGACCCGGCCATCCAAAAGCATCCCATCCAGCTCGAACTCGTCGGTCTCAGAGTTTGACTTCAGCATGTCAAGAATGTTGGCGGGCTGCATGCTGGCGATGACCGGCCACCAGTCGACGGCGGGAAGGGCCGGGATCTCGAACTCCCGGCCCCCCAGCTCCACCGTGATGGCCCAGCATCGCATTGACGCGAGCGGGTCAACGTTCATCGGGTCAGTCCGTGCCCTCAGCGACCAGCCGGGCGGTATCCAGCAGGCGGCTCACTGTGTCGCCCGGCGTAGCGCCGTCCCATTTCGGGGCGTGCGGGCGCTCGGGCACGGCCGCGAAGTCGTCCCAGTACTTCATCTTGTAGTGATACGTGATCGTGCCGGTCGGCAGCTCGATCCCGACGACGAAGTACCCGCCCTCGAACATCGGGTCATCGTCCGGGTGGTGCTCCTTGCTGCGCCAGGCGTCGTTCTCGACAGCGGCGCACGCCGCGAGCAAGGCGGTCAGCGCACGCCGATGGGCGTAGAGCTCCGCCATCGTGTGGAACCCGTCGGAGATCTTCCCCGAGTCCTGACACTCGATCAGGACCAACTTGCCGTCCTCGGTGGTGACCGTGTACTCCACATCCCCGATCATGCCTGGGGCCGATCCTGAATCGGGCGGCCGAAGTCTGGGATCACGACCTGTGGAGCGGGGCGGCCGAACAAAGGCCTGTCTACGACCTCGGCCGGGCGCGGCACCGGGCCGGGCCTGCCCTGGTCGGAACGGATGCCTGCACGGACCGCCCAGTCCTTGGCCTCCACGAGCGTGTTCAGCGACGTAGTCAGCTCGGCCGAGTCCTGGATCGTCACGATCAGTTCGACGGCAGTCTGGTAGATCGGCCGGGAGAAATCCTGGAGCCGGGAGGGGAGGTGGGAGAAGCAGAGCCACGCGAACGCGGTCACCACGCCTGGGTGCCGACCGGCGGTGACCATCGCCGCGTGTTCGGGGGTGCCGAGAACTGGGGCCGTCATCGTGCCGCCTTCCTGGCCGCCTTCTTGGCGGGGGTCTTCTTGGCCGCGCGCTTCTCGGCGCGCGTGCCGTTGGCCTCGATCTGGTCCGCTGCGTACGTCTGGAACGCCGTGGTCACGTCGGTGATGAACGGGGCCAGACGTCGGAAGTCCACGGTCTTGGCCAGGAACTGATCGTCCAGCCAGTCCACATCGATGCGGTTGACCATGATCGAGTCGACGATCTTGCGGAGCCGCTCCAACGCGTTCATCACCTCGGAGCCGGTCCACGAGGCATTCACCGGCGCCTCGGTCAAGCGGTTGACCGTACGCTGCCAGACCAGCAGCTGTTCCGGGCTGGGCATCCGGACGTAGATCTCCCGGTCGAGCAGCGTGACCGGGAGCTCCACCGGGAGTTCGGCGGTATCGGCCGCCGGTTCCTGTTCGGTAGTCATGGTGACACCATACCTCACAGGCGTAGGACATCTCAGCCGATCGACACCCGGAAGCCCTCTTCGGTGGCCACCTCGCGCAGGGCGGTCGAGAGGTACGGCCGCCCCCGGCGCGCCGGTTGCCGGACCTCACGTGCGTAGACCACGCGTCCCTCCACGACGAATCTCAGCCTCCCCTGGCGCCCGTCAGCCCGGACCTTGGCCCGGATGGTCAGCGCCCGGCGGCCGTTGTGCACGGCCGCCGCGTACTCCGCGTCGTAGACCACCGAGCCGACCACCATGAGGCCGCGCACGGTGGCGGGCTCCGCGCGCCCGCTCGCGCGCAAGAGGCCGTTGTCCACCGGGACCAACACGGCGGACCGGTTGAGGGTCCGCCGGGTCACCCGGTTGACCTTCTTGCGGGCGAGCTTCAGGCCCTCGGCGTTCAGGGCTGCCTTGCTCAGGTGCAGCGAGTGACGGACCATTTGCCCAGCATACGGGCTTGATACATCGCCGCTATGACGGTAAGGTTTTCCCCGGATCTGGGAAAGCTGTCTCCCAGGTCCTGGGTATTGGTGGGGCCGGGGGAGCGCTCGGTCTGCCCGGGTCGCCGGGAACCCATGAGGCGCAAGCCCGCCAGCTAACCATCACCTGATCCTTGGAGGATCTGTGCGTAATCGCATCGTGGCCGTGCTGGGCGCCACTCTGGTGGCTGTCCTGGCCCTGGTCGCTGTTCCGGCCCCGGCTTTCGCGGCCAATGAGATCTACGAGTACGCGGCCATGACTCAGGGTGGCTGGGGGAGCGGAAGCCTCCCGGCCGCAACCAAGCTGTCCGCCAACCTGGACGTCGACACCCCGTACGTCGACACCTGGAACACGCCGCAGGACCACTCCCTGGTCCAGCTGGAGCTCCACCGGACCGATACGGTCGGAGGCGTCACCCACAACCAGCGTGTGGAGGTGGGCTGGTGCGTCAACTGTCACTCGAACGGTGAGTCCAGTGCGCGCCTGTTCACCTCGGCGTGGGTGGACGACACCTGGCTGGGGTACGGCTACTCCGGCGGGTCCGGGTTCGTCGCCACCTGTCCGGTCACGCCGTGCACGGCCAATGACGCGGTCCTGGTCGCCGGTGGTGGCACACGCCTGACCAGCAAGCCGTTCGTGATCGAGCACATGACCTCCGGCGGCAACACCGGCTGGTGGGTGGCGTACGACGGCAAGTACTTCGGGTACTGGCCGGACAGCCTCTGGGCGGGCGCCCTGAACACCTTCCAGACGGGGACGGAGGTCCAGGTGTTCGCCGAGAGCATGACCAACCAGTGGAACACCGGCGGCTCGTGCTCGGACTTCTTCGACGGTACGGACGCCTCGCTGGTCTCGGACACCGTCGGCGCGTTCGCGGGCAGCACCACGGTCAACGGCTCTTCGGCCGGGGTGTCCATGTCGATCATCAACACGAAGCCCGCCGCCTACAAGGGCAAGCTGATCACCGGTTCGGTCCGCTCGATGCGGTTCACCGGCGACGGTGACTGCTGAGGTAGCCTGGACGCACGTTTAGGCGCCAACCTAAGCCGGGACCCGTACCCCGACATACCGCCCCGATCCGACACAGGATCGGGGCGGTTTTGTCTGTCCCATTGTGATCATGGCAGCTAGGACTGTAAGGTCGGAGGATAAGTAGGCGCGGCCCCCACGAGCGGCAGAGATCCCCGTGGGGGTCGCTGCTGTTCAGGATGAGATCGGACCCGCGTCCGCGCAATCGCACTCCGGGCCCCGGACCGTCACCGGCAGGATGCCGCCGACGCACCCGCCCTCGACGGCCACCGGCTGCCACAGGCCGGGGAGAACGCGCTGAAGCCGGTTGGGCCGGTCCGCCTCGATGTAGCAGCAGATGGCCCGGCGCATCGCGGCGCCCGCGTCGTAGACCTTCTGGGTGACCGCCAGCCACTCGTCCGCCGTCGGGATGCTGCGCTCGTCCGGAGTCGGCGCGCACACGGCGATGCCCATCTCCAGCGTCACGGCCCAGCCCTGCGTGCCCTGCTTGTTGGGCGTCTCGTCCTGGGCCGGGAACGTGGCGGAGCTGGGGTAGAACGTGGCCGGGCGGACCCAGGCCAGCCCGGCGCAGCACTCGTTATCGGACAATGACAGGAGGAAGTCAACCGTGGTGCCCGGCCGGATCCCCCGGTGCACCGGCGGGTCGTCCATCTTGTCCAGCTCCTGCTCATAGCAGGCCAGGAGCTCCAGAGCTTTCGGGATGACCAGCGGGTCGTCGAACGCCATCTCAGCTCCCCGCCTGCACGACGGTGAACCGGTCGCACGACTCGGGGAGGTCGAGTGACATCACGCGCGGCGGGGCCTTGCGGCCGCTGGGGTTGAGCAGCGCCACGACGTCGTCCACCAGCTTGATCCCGCTCACTCCGGCCGCCGGGTCCGGCGCGGCCACCTCGACCTCCACGCCCTGGCGGGCTAGGCGGGTCATTCTGGCCGGGAGTGCGCACGTGCCGCCGGTGAGGTACTTCCCGTACTCGCACGCGAGCGCGCCAGCAGCGAGCGCCAGCACGGTGGGGATCGCCTCCCCGATCTCGTACGCCACCTCGAACGACCCGGTCTCGTCCGGCTCGGCAGTCATGTTCTGGCAGGAGGGCCAGCACTCGCCGTCGATGCGGACCAGAAGGTGAGCGCCGTTCGCGATGTCCACCCGGTACGCGCTGGCCGGGATCGTCTCGCCGTCCACCCGGACCTCGTCGATGGCGTAGACCGGGCCGCGCAGCACGATGGCGCACGCCGAGGTGCCGCAGCAAGCCGATGCACACCCGGCGTTGAACCAGCGCCCGGCGAACAGGAACGGGCCGCCGGGCCGGTTCATGCCCTCAGCGCCGGGCACGACCTCGAAGGTCTGGTACTGGATCGGCTCCCCGCGCCGGACCTGGAGCGGCCGGACGGTCAACGGACACGGCCCGAACCGGCGGCCGGTGGCCGCCCAGAGCCAGAACGTGGCGAGCTCCAGAGAGGCGTCCTGAACGGCCGGTGCGTAGTCCCCCCAGGCCGGGCAAACGCCGAGAGCGAGCGGGTCAACGTCCCAGGTGGAGCACGGCATACCGGCCATCGGAGCCTCCTTCCGTCCAGCTCAGCATACGGTATTCGGCTGTGAGGTTGACACATGACAGTCAAGCCTGTAACGTAGTTCCCATGACCGAGCAGATGTTCCAGATGCAGACGCTGACCCACAGGGGATCTTTCATCAACTACGGCCAGCCCAAGACGGCAGAGCAGTGCGAAGAGAATCGGCGTGAGCGTCAGGCTCGCCAGTCCCTAGCCGTAGAGGGCCAGCATTTCCGGTTCGTCCCGGTCGTCTAACGAAAAGGCCCGGCCATCGGCCGGGCCTTTCACGTTGACTCTTACGAACTGAGCGACTGGCAGCCACACTCGGCCGCCGGGGGCGCGAGCTGCGTCCAGATCGGGAGGTGGTGGGTGTCGTCCGGGATCGCGGTGAACAGCGGCGACGGGTCGCCGTTGGTGTCCACCACCACGTCGTACGGGCCGGTGGCCCACGGCGTGCCCTTGCGGGTCCGGCCGACGACCGTGAAGGTGATCAGGTCGTTGGTGATCGAGATGTCGCCAGAGAGCGCGCCCTCGACGACCCAGGGGAGCAGGTTGTACCCGTAGAACGGCAGGGAGCCCGGAGCGCACGCCTCCTCGGCGTTGCCCATCCAGATCTCCAGGGCGAAGTTCGCCGTGGCGAAGTCCGACTCGGTGACCGGGAAGCCGATCACCCGGCCCTCGTCGTCCTCGTACGGGGTGAGCCCGGTCAGGATGGTGAATAGCTCCGGGTCCACCTCCTGGAACTCGATCGAGACGTCGTACCAGTTGAGGATCGGCCGCCCCCGCTGGTTCACGATGGCCGCGCCGTTGGCGGTCCGCTGGAGGAACCGCTCCCCGTCCTCGGTGTTCGGGGTGATGGTGGCCGAGACGTAGCCGTCCGACACGCCGAAAGCGCAATCGCCGTACTCGGGGTTGCCGCACTCGTCCAGACGGGTCACGCGCAGCGTGCTGCCCTGGAGCGGCTTGGCGCACAGCAGGTTGGTCATGGGGAAGTCACCTCCAGGGGATCGAACTCAGCACGTCCCGCCAGGCAGTCGAAGCCGACCGCGTAGGCACGTTCGGCCACCACGAGAACCTCATTGGTGACCCGGTCGAAAGCGTTGTACACCTGGATCTCAGGCGTGCGCCACACCGTCGTCTGGCCGGTGATGATCACCGAGCCGGACGGGTAGGCGCCGAAGCTCCAGATCGAGCCCAGCGGCGTGACCATCCGGTTGCCGTCTTTGAGGACCAGCCCGGACTCGAACGCGAACGCCGCGACCTCCACCGGAGCGTGGATGTACGCGGTGTACCCGTATTGCTGCTGCGTGTATGCATACCGCTCCAGGGCGCCCACCACGTCCGTGATGAGGCCCGGATCGTAGCCGGAGTCCACGTCCACGGCTTGACCGTCAAGTGTCAGGATGTCGAGCGCGTTGCCCTCGAAGTCCAGGCCGGACCAAGCGGCGGTCTCGACCGCTGCCTGTTCGGTACCCTCCAGGCGTCGCCGGACCTTGGTCCGGTACTCCTCGACCGTGTAGCCGGGCGCGCCACAGTTCATCGTGGAGAGCACGACGAACACGCCGGTCTCCACCTCGGCATTGTCCGAGTCGTGCGGCTTGTCCGGCGCCGGGTTATCGACGTTGTAACAGGCCACGCCGTACGGATACGCCGTGCCGCAGGTATCCGGCACGTACCGGACGCCACCACCCTCCCCGTGAGCGGGGAGGTCGAGCGGGCCCGAGGCGGCCGTGAACAGGCCGTAGCGTGCCCGGAGCGGTTCAGGCGCCGGGACGATCGGTGCTGGCACTAGTGCCATCCGTGCTCACCTCCTTTTCGTGATCTCACGTCGTGCTCCCCCGGGCTGCAACTCTGGGTACGCGTACTTCCCAGCGCATACCCGGGGGAGAGATCACGATCAGGCCAGCGCGCGGGCGGCCACGACGCCCAGGGGCTGGACGTCGGTGGTGTAGAGCCGGGAGTCCCGGCACATCTTGAGGGCGGCCAGGCCGTCCTCCACGAACAGCGCGGTGAACTGGTTCGAGGTCAGGAGCGCGTTGTCGTAGACCGTGTCCAGGTTGATCACGTCCTGCTCGGCCTTCACCCACGTACCGGCCGGGTAGACCATGAACGTGACCGAGGTCGGGAACGCGGTGGCCGAGGCCGAGCCGCCGAACGTGCCGCCGGTGAAGGCGTCCTGCCAGTCATAGACGAACTGGGGGCGAGCGCCCCGCAGCGCGAACCACGACACGATCTGGGCGTCCGAGATGTCCATCTCGGCCACACCGGCACGGCGCGCCATCGAGGCACGGATCGGGCCGAGGACCCAGGCCGGGAACACGACCTCGGAGGTGGCCGACAGCGGGCGCCGGTGACGGTACCGGCTGTCCATGACCGCCAGCTCCACGGCCGCCAGCAGGTTGCTGGCCGCGTCGTCGGCCGACGCGGGCTCGGTGATGGTCACCGGAGCCGTCGAACCGGCGACCAGGCGCGCGATCATGGACGCGTTGACCTTGTGGGCCAGCGCGGTGATCGCCTCCTGGGTGAAGTGGGTGACCGCCTCGGGGTAGCCACGCTGCTGGAGCAGGGCACCCGTGATGCACAGGTACGCCACGTCCAGCCGGACGTCGCTGAAGTCCGGGCAGGGGATCTCGGTGCAGACCTTCTCGGCACCGTTCTCGACCTCGTACTCCGTGAGGATCACGTCCCCGTCGTCGCCGATCAGGTCGTAGATCGTGGCGAAGTCCGGGCCGCCCTCGTCCGGGATCTGGAAGCCACCCCGGCTGGCCTGGATCGTGGGGATGTCCAGCATGCCGTCCAGGCTGGACAGCGAGCACAGGTCGTAGAGGATCTCCGACGGCGCGCACCACCCGGCGGCGGCCGTGAGGCTCTTGCCCGCCTTGATGTTGGCCAGCATCGACGCCGCGAGCGAGCCGCCGGGGAGGCGGGCCTCGTTGCGCACGTTCTCCAGGATCTCGTGGGCCTTGGCCGGGTCGGTGATCCGGAACTCAGCCGGGTAGTCGCGCTGGATCATCGCGATGTTGTGCCGGGTCATGGACCGGCCGCCGATGGCGAACCGGCTGCCGCCCTTGACCAGCGGCGCGCGGCCACGGGCGTTGGCACCCGGACGGCCGTAGCGGCCCAGCTGGGTGTCGATCAGGCGGCCGACGTCGGAGAAGCTGGCCAGCTCACCAGTCGCCCGGGAAGGGGCGTCGGCTGCTGCGACCAGGGCGCCGACACGCGGGCGCTCCGGGGCCGGTGGGGTCTCCAGCGTGCTGGCCGGGCGGCCGGTGCTCGCGGTGACCGGCTCGGTGGCGGGCGCCGGGTCGGCGGCCGGAGGAGTGGCCGGGTCGGCGGCGGGCGCCGGGGCGGGCTCGGTGACCGGCTCGGGGTCGGCGGTCAGGGTGGCCAGCGCGGCACGCGCGTCGGCGGCGGCCGTGGCCTCCTGGGTACGCCGGGTCTCCTCGGTGCCTACCGAGGTCATCAGGCCCTGGTAGGCGATGAGCGCGGCGGCGGGGGTGTCGGTGGCCGCGAGTGCCTCGCGGGCCTGGGTCCGGGCCAGGGTCGCGAACGTCGCGAACTCCTCGGCGCTGAGCGCGCTCAGGTCGGCCGGGACCTCGAACGGGAACTCGAATTCCATCGGGCTCTCCTTGGTCGGGGGTGAACGTCTCTTCGACCCCGGCCGGTCCGAACCCTGACACCGGTACGTCAAGCGCGATCCTAGCACTGGGCGGTCAGCCTGGCCGAGATGTCCACCTCCCCAGGGCTTGACACTCCACAGTCACGGCTGTAATGTAGTCCTTGTAAGGGCGAGCAAGGGCAACGAGAGGGCAGAGACATGATCCGCGAGCGCAACTTCCGCAAGCACCCGCACACCGCGCGCTTCCTGATGGCGTTCCACGCCGGGACCGCCGGTCTCCCGAGCGACGTCGAGGAGGGCCACGGGGAGGACCTGCTGGACCTGGTTCCCGCCGGAGCGCCGGTCTTCACCCCGAGCGCCAACCAGGCCTCGTTCATGAGCGACCTGATCCGCGACATCACCGCGATGGACGCTGAGCTGGGGCGCCAGGCGCAGGAGTACATGGCCAAGATGGAGGGGCACTGGACTCCCGGCCGTGAGGGCAACCTGAGCCGGTGGATCGACCGCTTGAAGGCCAAGCGCGCGGACCTGCGCCTGATCGTCCGGGTGACCCCTGCTTCGCAGGGCAAGCCGGTGGCTGCGCCGACCGGGATCACCGAGGACGGCATGTACCTCTTCGAGGACGAGATCTACAAGGTCCAGTTCGCGGTCAACGGCTCCGGCCGCCTGTACGCCAAGCTGCTGGTCCGGGGAGCTGAGGGCGAGAACGCGACCTTCGAGTACGCCCACGGCGTGGTTACCAAGCTCCGCCCCGAGCACAAGATGACCCTGGAGCAGGCCAAGGAGTACGGCGCGCTCTATGGGGTGTGCGTCCGGTGCGGCCGGGTTTTGACCAAGGAGTCCAGCATCGCTCAGTCCATGGGTGACAAGTGCGCGAGCAAGTTCTGACAGGCCGGGGGGACCTCGGATAGAGGTCCCCCCGCCAAGATGAAGCCTGTGGATGAGAAGGACGCAGAGGCTCTCGGGCCGATCCCGGACATCACCGGGATGAAGCTGACCGACATCGTTGTCAATCCCCGGCTGGCGGAAGCTCACGAGCGCGTGATGCGCCAGATTCGGGACGAGGACAAATACACGGCGTTCGGGAACACCCCGTGAGGCCGACCTGTGGTAACCTTACAGTCGAGACGGCGAAGTGGAGGAAGAGATGGCGGACCTAATCGTCAAGTTCGAGCGCATCGGCCGGACGGGCACCACGCCCGAGGCGGCACTGACCGTGCACGTCCCGGCCAACCTGGCCGAGGACCCGGACAAGGTGGCCCACATGTTGTTCAGGCACTGTCGGCGGCACCTGCTCTCACGCGAGTTCAACGTGAGGGTGGACCTGGAGCGCCAAGAGGTTCTGATCGACGGCGGCCGGTTCGGCCGGGGCGAGATCCTGGTGGCCTCCTGATGAAGACCGGAGACGTCCAGGTGGGTTCGACCATCATGAACGGATCGAGCGCCCTGCGGATCACCGAACGGGTCGGGCGGGACGCGCGCTGGGGAACGATCGGCTGGCGCGGCATGAACATCCCGCTGGAGGAGTTCGGCGGCAACCCGGGCACCACGTCGTTCGTGCCGGACTACCTGCTGAGCGGTTGGCGCCACGTGCCGTTCGAGTGGGCTCCGGTGCTCGGCGGAGGCCTGGAGGAGCGGTACGTCTGGACGCCGGACTGGCGCCGACTCCAGCGCGAGCTCCGGCGAGTGCCGGATGTTCAGCCGACCGTGGACAGCGGGGAGGTGACGAGATGAAGCACCTGATCGGAGGCGGCCCCGGCCGCCGGGACGTGCTCACTGAGTGTTGCCTGACAGCGGTCGTGGGTGGCTCGCTGGTCGAGGACGTGGAGGACATGAACTGCCCTGATTGCCGCCGGTCTCTGGTGGCCCGGGGGATCTGCCCGGAGTGCGAGTCAGACCGGCTGGTCTGGTCGGCCGGGCCGGTCAAACTGTCGCTGGTGTCGGACGGCCGCCTCACCATGCGCGACGTAGAGACCCAGTTCCACCTCGGGTGCGAGGAGTGCTCGGAGACGCTGATTCACTCGGTGAGCGCAGACGAGGTGGCCGCGTTCCTGACCAAGGAAGGTTGGCGGCCGTGAGCGACTGGCTGGTCCAGAGCCTGCTCACCATCGGGTGGGCGGCCGGGGTCGGGTTGGTCGGCGCAGCGTTGTTCGCGCTGGTCCGAACCTACCGTTGACACCTCACAGTCAATGCTGTAATGTCTTGGGTGTTGGGCCGCACCGGCGGCCCCCACCGGAAGGACACGAACGATGATCACCACGACGTGGACCCTGGCCTACCGCAAGCCGACCGCCAACCGCTTCCAGCGCGTGACCAACTGGGCGGGGACCTGGGTCCAGGCCCTGGAGCTGGCCCAGGCGTTCAGCAAGGCCCACCCGGAGCTCCAGGTCTGGTACGTGCCGACCCTGGCCAGCGAGGCCAACGGCGCGCCCGAGGACGCGGGCAACGTGATGGTGGACTCCGGCAAGCGCATCCGCATCCGCGACAACGGCGCGCTGACCGAGGCCGAACTGGCCATGGTGCCGGACGCGGCCGAGGCCCAGGCCCGGTTCGACGTCCGAGCCATCTGATGACCGACCCGCTCCCCCCGCTGTGCGGCCCATGCCTGGCTGAGATGGGCCGCTGGTTGGACACCTCCCCGTCCACGCTGATCCCGCGTCTCGGGTTCGCTCACGGGTCCGGCGCGGCATACGACGTGAGCGTGGCCGGGCTCCGAGACCGGCGCGCCGCGCGATACGAGGAGTGGCGCCGGACCGTCCGGCACAGCCGGGCCATGATCGCTCGGGCGTGCCGTGCCGGGCACCACGCAAAACCCAGGGTTGACACTTCACAGTCAAGGCTGTAATGTTCTGGGTGTCGGGGCGAGCGCCCCATTTGAAAACTCCAGAGTGAGGAAGCCAGCCATGGACAAGACGATGGTCATCTACGTAAGCACCTCGTCCGACCCGCGTACGGCGCACATCGGCCGCTACTTCCTGGACATCCGGGACACCTCCCGGCCGACCCAGGATTCGCGTGGACGGCAGATGACGACCCGAGTCACCGACGACCCGGCCGAGTTCATCCGGAAGGCGACCGCTGAGGGCCTCCGCCAGGGAGTCCTCGTGACGTTCGAGGATGAGACCGGGGAGGGACTGGGCGCCTGAGCAACACGGAAGCCCCCGGCCTATGGCCGGGGGCTTCTCCGCATCCGGGGGATACCCGGAGCCCGCCCTCAGGAGGAGGCGGGCTTGATCACCGTCGCGCCCGGATGCTTGGCCGCAAAGGTCTTGGCCTCGGCCTCCGAGTTCTTGGTAACCGTCAGACCTCCGGGCAGCTTGACCTTGAAGACCTCACGCTTTTTCCCACATCCGCACGCCATGTCACTCCTCCCCGAGCATGGCGGCCAGGCCCCCGCGTGCCGCCATCGCCAGCTTCTGTTCGTCGGCCTCCACCGTAGCCGCGAGCTCGGCGCGTGCGGCGGCTGCCGCCGCGCGGTCGGCCTGGCGCCGCTCCAGCGCGTCAGCGAGCGCGTCCACGTCCACCACCGGAGAAGCGGCCGCCCGGAAGGCGGCCGGATCCGGCCCGAGGCTGGCCACGAGCGTCACCTGGCGGCCGTTGCGCGCGTGCGTCTCCACCGGGAAGCCCGGCTCGGAGTGAGCGCGCGGACCGGGGGAGAGGGCGAGCACCTCGACCAGCGAGAGCCCGCCGCCGATCTCGCGCCAGTCGCCGGACACCTTCCGGCGGTCCAGCACAGCGCGATCGGCACCGGTCAGGTCCGGGTTGATCGCACCGGCGACCACGATGCCGAACTCGTCCGCGTACGCGCGCACGTGCGCGGCCGTGACCTTGTCATCGTAGGCGGCCATCGCGGACGAGGCGCTCAGCGCGAGACCGGCATGCCGTCCGCCCACCGTGATGCGCCCGGTGGAGACGGTCCCCCCGTCCTGCGTGTCGACCGCGTAGCGGTTGAACCAGGCGTAGGACTCGTCCTCCCGGGGAGGCGTGACGCAGACGCCCTCGAACCCGACGTGGCACGTAGCCCAGGTGGCGATGTGACCGAACACGCGGCCGGTCGACCACTCCCAGGTGATCGGGGTCGGCCCGGTCAGCGCCGGACGGTCGAAGAAGCCGACCGCCGGAAGCTGGCGCGCCATCGTGCCGACCGAGGCGATCAGCGCCAGGGTGTCGGTTTCGGCCGCCGCCTCGGCGTCCTCGGTCTCGGCCATCAGCTCGAACGGCCGGGCCGTCTCGGCGAACGCCGGGATGCTGACCAGCGTGGCCGCGCGCACCCGGGCCTGAGTGATCAGAAGTTCGATCGGCGGCTCGGCGCCGTCGTTCGCCTCCATGTACTCCTCGATCATCTCCCAGGTCAGGGACTCGTCCGAGCCTTCCATGACCGCCTGGGCCTCGAACGAGTCGAGATCGACCGACGGACCCAGGGTGCCGTTGGTGGCCAGGTGCATGGCCTCGGCCACGTCCTCGGCCAGGCGTGGCATGGTCTCGCGGTCCGCGTCGTCGAACATGACGCCGCGCGCGAACACGCCCTCGGCGGCTGAGTCCATCCCCTTGGCCGCGTCGGCGGAGATCCAGTCCCCGGCCAGCGCGTCCTTGACGGACATGATCTTGGCCTCCTGGATCGCGCCGACGGAGACCGCGCCGTCGTGGCCGCCCTCTCGCTGGCGTACCCACTCGAACGGCATCGGCATGTCGGCCAGCGTGATCCCGCCAGCAGCGAACCGGCGGCCGTCGCCGGTGCTCGTGTTGATCGGCGCGAGCATGGTGCGGAACCTCGTACCAGCCATGACTACCTCCTCAGGTCAGACTACCGGGATCGCCGGAACTGGCGGTTGCTCAGGTCGATGGTCTCGCCCACCTCGACCAGCAGGGCGGAGCACCGGCACTGAATGACCTCTTGCGGTGGCCCGGCTGGGTCGCCGGGGAACATCAGCTCGAACCCGCCGACCTGGAACGGCGCGGCGAGCGGCACGCGCTGTCCGTCGGCGGTCCGGTGCGTCGGCCGGGTGCGGTGGTCCTCGGTAGCCAGCCAGACCCGCTCGTACTCGGTGTCCGGGTCTTCCTCGGCGACCGCGCGGTACGCGTCGGCGCGCCCGGCGTTGAGCGCGCCGATCGCCTCGGTCCGCGCCACGACGGTGGCCCGGTTCGGCCAGCGCTCGGAGTCCGTGGTTGACAGGATGCTGTCAATGCGTGCCCGGAGCTTCGGAATAGACTCCCCCAGGTTGACGCCTGTCGCGAGCTCGTGAGCGATCAGGTCGAAGACCTCCTCCGGCAGGCGCACCATGCGGTTGCGGACCTCGGCCAGGTAGCGCGTGACGAACACCCGCTGGTCCCAGGGGTAGTCCCTGCCG